ACAATAGGACTCTCTACCGATTACGATTAGTGGATACACATCCGCACCGTTTGCAGAAGCGTTAGGCAACTTGGCTCCAATTGAGGAGAGCAAGAAGCGAACGTTCGCAATCGCACCATACTCAGATGGCATAGTGGATTGGATAGATGGGTAGTTCCATTTGTAGGTAAATTGAGAAATGTTCTCGAACTGACCTTGCAATTGAGTCGAACCCATCGCTAGGTACGCATCTCTTGTTGGGCTTGTTCCAAAACGGTTTTCTCCGATGATACCATCCATAAACTCGTAAGCGTTGTTGCTACGAAGTTGTTTAACTACATTCACCACGTCGGAGAATGTTAGTTCTGTGGGGTTATCACCGTTTGATCCACCAGTACAGTTTACCTGTGACATGGTAGAAAGAAGACGATCTCTTGTAAGTTCATCCTCTGTTTGTCTTAAGCTGACACCGAGCCTTTCCGCAGCTTCGTTAAGGACAGGATCTTGTCTTTGAAGTGTTACCTGCTCATTTAATTCTACATAAGTTCCATAGAATCCAACAACCGCGTCAATGTTTACAGCGGTTAATTGTTGAGCTGGGGGAGTTTGTCCCGAATTACCGATTGGCACAAGTGCTGCTGCCAATGGGTTATATCTGGTCATCCTCAGAGTTGTTCCACCATTTGCCCGCATGGTTCTATAATCCGCGCCGACTGTATGGATGAAATAAGGCACAGGAGTACTGAGCAATTTCATCGAAAATGATAGAAGAACCTGTGGAGGCAGAGTAGATGTTGTTGTAATAGACATATCTAACCTTTATTAGTTAGCGTCGTCCTTGAGATGCTCGCATTTCCTCATACAATTTCTGACGCATTTCTGTCGTCATTCTTCCCGAGGCAAACTCTTCTGCGTGATCAAGTCCACTTTCTTTTAAAGAGGAGGTTGTTCTCGGTTTCTGTAGGTTTTGCCGTATGGTTTGTTTATCCACCTGTTCTGGATGTGCCCTATCCATCATGCGGATATACCTGTACGCAGCAACTCCTTTTGCATAAGGATCGCTAGTAGCTCTTAAGACTTTCGCTAGTTCTGGTTCATCTTTTATGAGTTTTCTAACGTTTTCCTCGCTTACCACGTCATCGAAATCAGTAAACTTTGATCTAAGCCTGTCCTCTGCTGTCTCCGCTTCAAACTTCACCCTTTCTTGTTGGTAGAGTTCTTTAGCCATTTTCTTTGCGAGCAACTTTACGTCTTTCGCTGTGACGATATCATCGTCGGCTAATACAAGATCCTCTTCTTCTGGCTGAGGCTGATGGCTGAGGGCTGAGGGCTGTCTTTTTTCGTAATCTTCTAATCTCTGCTCGTAGTATTCGAGCTTTTTACGCATTTCTCTCCAGTTCCGATCTTGTTTAGATTCCTGAACTTGAGCCTCTTGCGTAGGCTCTTGAACTTCTTGAGGCTGATGTGATACCTCTTGTTCTAACACATCAATTGGTTGTTCGTCATTCATGAGCTGTTCCTTGGCGAATGGATTTTACTGCCTATAAGTCTAGGATGCGCCTAGCCGATAGTACTTTCAAGATAGTTTTTCAATTCTGTTTATGTCAATTTTTTGTTATATAATCTTTAGCTTTGAAGGAAGATATGAAAGAAATAGATCTCGTAGAAGGTAGAAAAAATACCAAAGAAATCAACATCTCTGAACTATCAGCAAATGCTTATAGCACTCAAGAAAGGTTGCAAGTACAAGAGATAGTAGATGAGAAAAAAAAGAATCACCAAAAGATGATGGATAAGATAATTGCTGAACATCGTAACTATGACCCCCAAGGTTATTATATCGTGGTGATTAGCAAAAACGACTACACCAATACCAACGTTATCAAAACTAGGTATTTTGTTAGATCAACAAAACCCGAACCCGATTGGAGCCAAGATCTTTACTACTACGACAATCAAAAAGAGTGCCTGTATTTTATCTATAGCTTACCTAAGCAAGAGGACACGGTTTATTTCAAAAAGAATTGGGACCTATTCAAGCCTGAATGGGTAGAGCCCTACATGGCTGCTATTACTGCTATGCAAAATGGGACTCTTATTTATTGGGATGCACCTGGGAAAAAGATAGAAGACTTGACGCAACCTAAAAGAGATGCTACATCTAAAGTTAAACTCATCATTTAAAATGTTCTCCCTAGGCGTTTACTCAGCGTTCCATCCACAAAGAAGTGGTTGGCATATTCTTTTTTTAATTGTTTCCTTTTTTTGTCTTTATGGATATATTACGTTTATCAATCATCAGATTGATGAAAAATATTCAGAACTTATTTACACCCAGTAATGGGAAAGGAGTAACGCCCTGAGTGTTTTTTGGAATTTTATTAGAGAGGTTTTTACCTCTCTTTTTTTTTAAAAGTCTACTCTATTACCAAACCGTTGGCCACTTTTTGACCTCTAAAAGCTAAAGAGTAGATAATCAAGCATAAACTAGGTCAAAAAAAATCTAGCGCATTACTGAATTTTTCAGCCATCACTATCGGCTTATGACTAAACGCTAGACCATCCTTTTAAATGCCGATTAACAACGCCACTTCTTACGAGCTAGCCTTAGACGTGATTTTGGATTTGCTGCAGCTTTTGGAAACATCTTCATCTGTCCTGCGGATCTAGCGCAATAAGATTTTCTACGTGCTGCTCTTTTTGGCCCTGGGTCTTTCTCTGTTACAGCCATAGCAAGCTTAGAGCCTGGATTTTCTCTACGGTAGGAAGCAATTCCTTTGGGATTAAGGCCTCCCGTTTTGGACTTGCCTTCTGATCGACCCCAAGCCGGTGTTTTGTATTTTGCCATGGTGAATCTCCGAATGCTTTAGCGTGATGATTTAGAGCGATTAGATGCATAGGTCTTTACCATCGTAGGTTTGCCTTTTACGCCCTGTTTTTTAGCCCTTTTGCGCTTTACTGCTGATTGTATTTCAGAAGGAGACATAGTGGTCGCTTTTGAGAGAGGAACGCATTTGGGATAACCTTTAGAGGCTAATTTGGCTTTCGGTCTACCGCATGGGGCGAATGATCCATCTTTCTTCTTTCCGATATTCACCCATTTTTCAGCGAACCATTTTTTAAGACTCATAACCCCCTCCCCGAGCTTTATATGTTTTGACAAGCCAAGCGTTGGCGTATGCGGATGGGTACACCTTGAATTTCTTCTTAGCTTCTGCTTTGACACGTGCATATAAAGCAGGGTTCGTTGGTTTTGGAGAACTATTTCCCACGTTTAAAGCTCCTAAGGGTTAGAGCTAGGTTTGCTCTTTTACCGAGCTTGCCACCTTTTTTTGCAGCTGATTTTAGTTTAGCAACAGGTATTTTTTTCTCCATGGGTACTTTTAGTGCTTTATGGAGTTTGCCCTTAGACTTAGGGTTGAGTGCTTTTTGAATCCACTTTTCCATATTACTTCTTCTTTTTCGCCATGATCTTGATACCAAGAAGAACTTTTTCACCCTTCATGTGTTTCTTCAATTGTGCAGGGGAATATTTTGCGTATTCTTTGGCGTGCTCTTTACTCATTCCAGGAAGTTTTTTAGAGCCTTTATCCATCTTCGAAACACTAGCATAAGATTTCTTGCCAGCTTTTTTCTCCATACCTTCAGACTCATGCGCTCTCGCTTTAAGTGATTGTTTCTTTTTGCCTTTGTGTCGCATTCCCAAAGACTCTTTTAATTTATCCATAAACCCTTGATGCATTTTACCGCTCCCTAATTCTTCGCCATTTGATTACAGGGGGAGAATTCTTTATTTTGTATCCTTCCCATATTCTACCGTTAAACCAGGCTTTGAATAGTTGCTGGTCAATGGTTTCTATTTCTACCAGATCAAAAGGTATAGGGCTATAGATAGTGAAAGATATCCAACCTTCTGGGTCTTTTTCTATCTTGGAATAGAGTATTTTGATGTTATCAACGACAATCAATCTTTTGCTTTTGTCGGGAAAAACAATCATAATCCCTCCAGCTTTTTTGATCTGGTGAATACAAATTAAAACATGAGAAGTTTTCTATCTACTTACGACCTAAACTTATATTTTTAGAAAGTCTTACTTCGCTATTTTTAAATGTCCAAATCTCACAATTATCTAAAAAAACGATCCAGTAAAGATCTCCTTCTTCACCTGAGTCCATAAGAAAGTTTGCGTAGCC